AAAGGTGCTTCTGGTGTAACCGGTATCATTTTGAATGTTTGATTGTCTCCCCACTTGGAGGTAATCAACAACATGGACTTTGTCATAGGGACGGTTTTGGTTTAGTGAAACTTCTACAAATTAAAGAGCTTTTTTGGAGACCTCCAAATCTTCTACAATAATTTTTAACTCTTCTTCTACAGGATTGTACTTATCACATAGCTCGCCCACCACTTCCAGTAAAACCATATCCACATTCAACAGCTTTGCATACAGCTCAAAGTACCGGTCAGGGTACAGATAAGTGTCTATAAACCTGTATTCTTGGGAGGTTTCACCAAAGTAGTTGCGTATGATCTTCTTACTCTTGTTACTGAATTGTGAGTACCTTCCCTGTAGGAAATGTTCATGGTCCGGGCCATAAGCCGCCAGGTTAAATACAAACACACGCTCTTCATTACTTGTAGACCTTTCCTCTAAAAACAGGGGATTGTTGTACAGGTAAGTGATGAGGAAGTCCTGGAACTCCAGGTCATCCGGGTGCTTGAATACGACTATGAGCTTTTTGTCCTGGGCAGTGAACACACCTTCCCAGCTCACATACACCCCGGCAGGAGCGTATGGAGCATTCTTAGGGATACTTAGGAAAGGGTATAGAAAAGTCTTGGACTTCTGAAAGTATTTAGCATATATTGCTGTTATCATCTGCTGTGTGTCTATAAGACTACCAGCTTATTGTCCAGGGCATACGGCAAGCCATAAGCTCTGTTTTCATAATGCCAGTGAGCCTTGTCTAATTCTTGGAATAATTTTTCTACCCACTTGGTCATAGTGTCAATACTGACAGGGAAGGCATAGGTTTGGAACATCCGGTCAATGGCAATAAACCTGAACTCTACCGTGTAGCCGTCAGTCAACAGTCCTTTGTACTCTGTGCACACCATGGTATAATAAATGGCAGCCTGTAACCAGTAGTTGAACGTGTCTATGCTATCCGGGAAGTTGACCAGGTCTTTGGAGGTAGTCTTTACATCATTAATATAAATGATTTTTGCCTCATGGTCAACTACCAGATTGTCAAGGATACCCTTTAGACCAAAAGGTCTGTTAGGTAATCGCTTGATTTCCATATACTGTTCGTTGTGGATATCTTTTAAGTCAAAGCTTGTCGTGCCGTAGCCAAGCAGGTCACACACCTCCTGGTTGGTTTTGATAATCTCTACGGCATTTCTGCAGTACTCTACCTGGTCATAAGCTACCAGGGTCTTGCCAGTGCGGCTTCTTAAAAAGGACCAGTACAGGATAGACTCCTCAGTGATCACTTTCTCCAACCGCTTCTGATCACCAGTAACACCGGTCTTCTTATCATCTGTCAAATTCTGGTAGAAGTTCATGTCGGCCATGATGTCTATGATAGCAGGGGCAAACTGTCCCAGCATATCACGCTTATCACCTTGAGCAGCCAGCTCTGTGTGATGAGAGAACACCCGGTCAATGATAACTTTTACATTGTCTGAAGGCAACTTAGAAGGGGACACTATGTACTGGTCATCAAACTTCTCCGGCTCTAAAAGTAAAGTATGGATGACCTTACCCTGAACAATATAGGATTCTGTCATCTCTTCTCTTAAGCCGAGTACATACATTTGGTAAAATGCCGCAGGGTTCCACAATAGTTTGTTTAAACTGCTGTAGCTAAACTGGAACGGCTTGGAGTAGAATGCATCTAAGGCATCCTCATGAGTTCTGGTTGATAATAAGTCCATCATTATTTTGCTTTTAGTGGGAGCTTATAGCTCCGCGTCCTTAACTGTCTTGTCTTCATTTAATGCAGGCCAGTAGTTTACTGCCCGCAGGTAAGCCTGGATTTCACCTTGTGTCTTACGGCACCAGGTGTGTGCTTCCAGTCTTTCTAAAAATTCATAGGCATCCTTGGTGGATGCTTGTGCTTTTTGTAAATCTGCTATGCCCACTTCTTCGTCAAGGGCAGCAGCAGCCTGACTCATTTTGCTCATAACTCTACATTTTTACTGGGTAAGTTGTAGCTGATCTTGATCTTCTGCAGTACTTCATTCTTAGTGTCTGACTTAAAAGCTTTGGCACTGTTGTCCCCAACTTTTTCCCCGTACCACCAGTACATATACGAGATCTGCTCGCGGTATACGCGCCACTGGTCCCCCATGTAGTCCATCAGGTATTCTCCCGGCTTGACTTTAACCATCCGGATACCATGTAGTACATTGATGACTTTGGCTTTCTTCTCATATTCCCTCTTAACAAGGATGTCCAGGGTATCAGCTATTCGCTTGAGCTGGAAGTGGATCTCCGGGATAGTGTGCTGTATCAGCTTCTGTCCCATAACACTTTGGTGTAAATCTCCCATAGTTACTTTGTGTTGGTTATGCAATTTTCCATGTCGCGTGAATAATAGCGGCCCAGGATATTGCCGTTGTAAGAGTGTGGCATCTTCAGTACATCCTTTTTAATTTGCCAGGCAAACTCACAATAGGATAAATACTTTTTGGTGCAGCACAGCTCCAGGATTTCTCTATGAAACTCTCCAGGGCCCAGCTCTTTTACATGAGCCTGCAGGTCTTTGTTGGAGCCATAGTACTTTTTCCAGTCAGACTCTTTTCTGAGTCTCTGGAATGTCTTACGGGTTTTAGTCAGGGCTTTCTCCCGTACGCCAATCCTTTTTTTGATGTTACTATACAGGGACTTTTTCCCTATGTAGAAAGCACCTGTTTTTAAATTGGTGATACAGTAGACAAACCCTTCCAGGTTCTCGTAGTTTAATAGTTGGGAAATGTCTGTGACATATCCTACTGGTGAGTAATACCAGTGGTCTTGCTTGCTAGTCTTGAGCATGGTCTTCAGTTACTATTCTGCGGTTAAGTAAAGGCACCAGCTTAACGGTAGTCTCCCTGGAACCGAAGTCCCGAACACTGTCCGCCAGGTCTTTACTCATCCTGAGGTGGATAAATGGAATCTGATACTGCTCTTCATACTTATTCATTGCCTTGATACCAGCTTCATCATTGTCAAAGAGGGTGATGACAGTTTTGTACCTGCTCTTGAGCTCTTCCATCATCTCTTTTTTGATCATGGAGTTCTCAGAGTCAGGAGCAATAACATCTACTTTAAGGTTTAGACTCTTCAGTGACATCAGGTCCTTGAGGGAAGAGGCAATGACCAGGTAGTCATGTCCTTTTAGCTGCTCGGAACCCTGCACATAGTCTTTAACTTTAATGAATTTCTTGTCCTGTACCTTGGGCTGATAAATTTTATAGAGCTCTCCATTGGCTTTGAAGTATCCGTAGATGTTCCTGCCGGAGATCTCCAGCGTCTTAACATCACCATCTTCTTCCTTGCTCATGGTATAGCTCTCCAGAGGCTTTACGCAGTGCTGTTCCAACAGCCTGGAGCCAATATTAAACTTGGTCCAGAAATACTGGTCAGCAGTGGTCCAGCCACGGACAACGGTGTCAACTACCCTATATTTGCTTTGCTTCTTGAATTCCTGTATATCATAGCCGCCGTTGTTGTGCAGTACAAACTCATTATAGTTGTCTACAATATCATGAGCAGCCTGATAGAAGTCACAGTTCTTCAGTTCTTTTACCAGCGTGTAGGCATCACCTTGTCTGTCTGTACTGAAGTCTTTGAACTTATACTTATTAGCGGTTCTGTCAAAGTAAATACACATACTGGGAGTACGCTCATTTTTCCAGAGACTTGTTATCTTCAGGTCTTGTCCGCCAAGCTTCTCGGGTAAGTTGCAGTAGTGTTCAAATATCCAGGTGTAAGGGACTTCCTTGACACCAGAGACTAGGTTTTTTGTCTTAAGCATACAGCTGAAATTAAAGTGGACAATGAAGGGTAGAGAGAAACTCCCTACCCTTGCACAATCACACAAAAACAAATTGTTACTGTTACATCAAGTCAAAGTCACCGTTGCTTGCTGTTGCAGGGGCTGCAGAGAAGTCCATACCGTTGTTCACTGGCTCAAAGCCTTGTACCGGTTTGTCTTCTTTTACCGGGATGATGTGCGTTGCCGCATCAAACACCTGCAGGTTGCCTGTGTTGGCTCCCTTGCCCTCAAAACCAAGTTTACCTTGTCTTGTATAAGGCATGAACAGTTCGTACGCTGTATAGCCTCCCTTGTCCTTGTAGGCACGGCCACAGATACAAGTATCCAACCACTTGCCACGGAACACCTGGGTAGCTACCGGCATCAATTCTTCAATGCGGGAAATAGCTGCGGCGTCAATGGTGTCATCCAATTCCTGGCGTACACCCAAAACGTTAGCAATACGTACCATGGCACTTAAGATACTGTTGTCACGGTTGGTTGGTGTACCGTTTTTAGTAACACCATCTGCAAAGCTGTGGTACTGGAATTTCACACGGCCTACCTGACCCAAATAACGGGGACCAGAAGGATTATCTTTGTTTACCAAGAAGCCTTCAAAGTCTTCCCCGATAGGAGAAGTCTCTACATTTAAGATGACCTCATAGCCACGGGTCTGCTGGAAGTTGTAACCCTCTTTTAATTCCACACTGTGGATCTTCACAGTATGATTACCTGGTTGAATCTTTGCGTTTGTCTTACCTGATCCCGCTGTGTCTTTTACGTTTCTTGTACTAAGCATATTATATAGTTGTTTAAAAAATTTACTTATGAAATGAATACTTTGTCCCAGTGAGTGACAACACCTTTGTCTGTCATCTCTGATACTACAATCTCCTTGTTCTGGAGGTGGGTGGGTCTTGCACCACAGGCAATGTCATCTGTTGTCTGGAAGCTCAGGATGTTCTCCTTGCCTTTGCGGTAGAGATATCCAATAGCATCCGAGTTGGCACAGGTGATGCGTTTAATCTTGCCTGTTAGGTCAAGCTCAAGAGCATTTACATCCGTGCCATTTTTGTCAATGACGGTGTCTTTTACGTGTCCCACTAAGATCACGTGCGGTGCCAGGGTTTTGATGTAGTCAATTACCTTGGAGAAAGCTTCTCTTAGGTAAGGATAACCAGCACCCTGTGGCATGTTCAGGATAGTGCCGTACTCGGCCTTGCCCTTGGTAAACCAGTTCTTACCCATAGGTGTATTGCTATACAGCTGTTCTGCATAGGGGATACACATTTCTTCTAGTGCCGTGATAGTGTCCACAGCGATGTACTTGTAGGGCTTTCCAGCCTGAATAATAGCCTGGCCAATGC